CTGCCAGCGGCCTCTACCAGAAGCTCAGCTTCGGTCGCCTCCCCCTTGCGAACCCATTGCAATGATGATGTGTTTAAAAAATCATCGAAGACATCGCCTTCAAATGAAGGGTGTGATATGCATTTTACTGATAAATCAGAGATTTTTATCATTTTGACTCCCGTATAGCTTTTGGGGTGCTTACTTTAACATCAACTTTTGGTTCGTTTGATTTAGCATTTTTAAGTAACTCAACGGTGCTTTTTAGGTTATTTATTTCATTTTGTTGAACTTTTATTGTTAACTCAAGATCTTTTGTACTACTGACATTACTTGATACTATTTGAAATAAGAAAGGAATTGCTAGAGTTATCAACGTTAGCATTAAGGCTGCTATCGCGATTATTAAGCCAGTTTTTTTTGCAATGATTTTATTGATTTCTTTCGGAAGTCGTTTATCAAGTCCTGCAAAATCTTTTCCCATTCTAGAGAGCTGATCATCATCCAGTTTATTTACGATTTTTCCTTGGTAACCTTTAGTTGATATTATTGTTTTAAATAATAACATTCGAGCTACTGCAGAATTTTGTGTCAATGAGAATGGTTCTTTTGACATATTTACAAGGTATATTGAAATTATGCCGTTATATCCTGGGTCAATATGCCCTGGATTTGTCATAATAATTCCGTTTTTGGATAGTGTGTTTCTTGGGAATATTACGCCAGCTAAGTTTTTTGCAAGTTGGAATTTTTCATTTAGTTCCAATATTACCGTTTCTCCTGGCATCAGGATATGGTTGCTACGTGTTTTTTTATTGTCTTGGCAATCGGGTATATGTATTGTTTTTACAGAAAGGTCAATGCTTGAAGATTGAACTTTAAATGATCCATTTAATACCGTTAATGGATCGAAAATGTTGCCTCGCTGAATTTCATCATTGATTTCTATTTCAGACAGCATATCAAAATCCTATATAAATAAAGCTATTATAAATTAGCAAGAGGGTTTTTTATTACAGCATCTTCGAGATATTCTGGAGAGAAATGTGCATATATCATTGTCATTTTTATATCAGTGTGACCTAATATTTCTTTAAGTACCAGTATGTTTCCACCGTTCATCATAAAGTGACTGGCGAATGTATGACGCAGCACATGAGTGCATTGGCCCTCTGGTAGTTCGATGCCAGCTCGCTTTACTGCTCGTTCAAAGGCTTTTCTGCACGGGGTGAATAGCTTCCCTCTATTCGTGGGGAGTTCGTCATACAGATCCTGAGATATCGGCACGGTACGGTTTTTCTTGCCCTTGGTCTTGGTATAGGTGATTCGGTATTTCGATAACTGATGGCCCTGCAGGTTTTCGGCTTCACTCCATCGTGCACCGGTGGCCAGGCATATTTTTGCAATCATCAGTAAGCTGGGGCTTTGAGAATCTGCGCATGCATCCAGTAGGCGTTTAATTTCTTCCGGGGCTAGGAACGCCAGTTCCCCTTCTGCGATTTTAAATGTTGGCAACCCGGCGAGCGGGTTAGGTGCTGACCAGTGGCCCAACTTTTTCAGTGTGCCAAAAACTGATGATAGGTTGCGTTGTTCAAGGTTTACCGTGCGAGGCTTAACTGGCGACATAAGCGCGCCATCTGCATTTCGCACTTCACCTTTTAGTCGTGCTTCACGGTATTTCGTAAAGTCACCCGGGGTCAGTTCTGATGCCACGGGATCACCAAGGCCATTGCAAATGATGCTGAGTTTCGCCATCAGCCGTTTGGGGTCTGCGAGAGTCTGCCCGTAGAGGGAATGCCACAGCTCAATCAACTCTGAAAGTTTCCGCCGGTCTTCCTTCTCGCCCAGCCACGGTTTTTTGTTTACTTCATCCATCGTGTAGTTTTCGAATGCTACGGCCTCGCCTTTCGTCGCAAATTGCTTACGCACGCGCTTACCGTCACGCCCGTTCGGATAACATTCGCACAACCATTTTCCATTCGGCTGCTTTCTAATCGTCATGGTTAGATGCTCTTAATGACTTTTACTGCGCGGCCAATTACCTCTACATCATCTACAGCACACTCAAAGGATGCTTCATCCTGATGAACCACAATTTTATTGCCAGGGATGCGGGCAATTTTAACGAAGCTTTTAACGCCGTCGATGTCTACCAGCCAATAACCATTGCTGATTTGTTTCACCGACGTATCCACAACGAAACTATCACTAGCTGTTTTTACAAAAAGAGAGTTGGAAGATTCACCATCCAGCAGTCTTCTATCAAGAAGGATTTCATCACACGACTGCAGCACACCGTTCTTCAGCTCAGCATGTTTGATACTGGGAGCGACGATTTTAGAAAGTGGTCTTACCGTGACGGAGGTTTCGTTTTTGAGATTCTTTTCTTCGTTCTCAGTCGCATACATATCCCCCTGGCCGGTAGCCAGCCATAGAAGGGAAATTCCTGTTTCAAGGGCGCATTGAATTACCCATTCAGCGGGGAAGCTATCTCTTAAGTATCTGTTAGCCATAGTGCTTTTAGATACGTCCAAATGTTCGCAGAGCTGCTGACGTGAGCTGAAATTGTAAGCCTTAATAAGCCTGTTGATTGCTTCACGGCCACCACTATCATTCCCTGCCTTGATTAAACTCATAATCAAACCTCTTGACGCATATAAAAAGTGATCCTAATATCCACGCATGGTTTGAAAAGCAAAACCAAACCACATAAAACGAGATTAAACGAAAACAAACTAAGAGATACTGCACTATGAGCACCGATATTTCAATTCGAGTACCAAAAGAGATGGCTACACCTGCAGAGTTCGCGGAATGGGAAGGCATTTCCCGCGGCTCTGTTTATCAAAAAATCCACCATGGTCATCTTGCTAAGTACATGGTTAAAAAGGAGAAAAATAAGGGTCGCGTATGTCTTCGTTACTTGATGTACAAAACCGATCAGGTTCGTGAGTCCCTTGGTCATTCCAACTTCCGCGTTGTTGTTGGTCAGTAAGTTCAATTATGAGAACTTTCTAAGAGGCTCACATGTTTGATTATAAGATTTCCAAACATCCACACTTTGATGAAGCCTGCCGCGCTTTCGCTCTGCGTCACAATATGGCGAAGCTGGCCGACCGCGCAGGCATGAACGTCCAGACTCTGCGCAACAAGCTGAACCCGGACCAGCCGCATCAGCTCACACCGCCTGAAATCTGGCTGCTTACCGATCTCACTGAGGACTCCACCCTGGTTGACGGCTTCCTGGCACAGATTCACTGCCTGCCATGCGTACCGATGAACGAAGTGGCAAAAGAGAAGCTGCCGCACTACGTCATGAGCGCCACCGCTGAGATAGGGCGCGTTGCTGCCGGTGCTGTTACTGGCGATGTGAAAACCACTGCCGGACGCCGAGATGTGATCAGCAGCATTAACTCAGTGACTCGCCTGATGGCACTGGCTGCCGTTTCCATGCAGGCCCGCCTGCAGGCCAACCCCGCGATGGCAAGTGCGGTGGACACCGTAACGGGCCTTGGCGCTTCGTTCGGCATCATCTGAGGTGATTATGCTGACTAAAGAACCCTCATTCGCATCGCTTTTAGTTAAACAAAGCCAGGGTATGCACTGCGGCCATGGCTGGATTATCGGGAAAGATGGCAAGCGCTGGCACCCGTCCCGCTCTCAGGATGTACTGCTGGCGGGGCTGACCACTACCAAACGGGGGAAACCATGGCTATTGAAGGCGCTGCTGCGACTGTTCCATTAAGCCCGGGCCAACGTATGGAAGGGCTGAACCGCATTGCGGAATTAAGGGCAAATGTGTTTGGTCTGAATATTGAGCCAGAGCTTGAAAGGTTTATTAAAGATATGCGCGACCGCCGCGATATATACCATAAGCAAAATGAGCGCGCACTGGCAGCCATATTCTTTATGGCAAAAATTCCGGCAGAACGTCACGGCGTCAATATTAGTGATCTGACTACTGACGAAAAGCGGGAACTGATTAAAGCAATGAATCATTTTCGTGCAGTGGTGAGCTTATTTCCCAAACGGCTAACCATGCCGAATTAACCCACAACAGAAATTAATGGCGTAAACCCGTCGGGCATTCTTTTGCCCAAATTTAGGAGAAAGAACAATGCAGAACGAATTACCAAAAATGTTTGTACCAGAAACTGACCAGCTTATGGCGGTGATTGATATTGCCAAACGTGAGGAGCGCAAAGGACGCGCACTCGCCGTTTCAATCCGTCTTGAGGCGCTGGCAACCCATATCACCAACAAAGGGTTAAACGGTATTGAAGCGGCTGAACTGCTGCGCCGCGAAGCAACCCGCTACGAAAACGAATCTCAGGAGCTGCACTAATGGCTGACTCTATGGACCTCGTACAGCAGCGCGTCGAAGAAAACCTTCAGCGCCATATTCAGAATGCCCGCGCTAGAAAGCCAGGCATTGCCCGCGTACTTTGCATCGACTGTGACGCTCCAATCCCAACAGCTCGCAGGCAAGCCATTCCATGCGTGCAGTGCTGCGTAACATGCCAGGAAATTGCTGAGCTGAAAGGGAAGCATTACACCCGAGGCGCAGTGTGAACTTCGGAGCCAGTCACTGATGCCTGAATTAATAAAAGACAAAGGCGGCCCGTCCTTGGCCGCTGGGGCTTTCCCATGGAACCTCCCGAAAAAAGCACTAAACCCATATCTGGACCCGGCGGAAGTAGCGCCGGTTTCTGCGCTTTCAAACCTGATTACTCTCTATGCTGCGGATAACGAGCAGGAACAGCTGCGCCGCGCGGCCCTGAGTAATGAGGTCTGGGATCGCTATTTCTTCAATGAATCCCGTGATCCTGTTCAGCGAGAAATGGAGCAGGAGCAGCTGATAAGCCGCGCCAAAATGGCTCGCGAACAGCAGCAGTTCAACCCGGATCTGGTCATCGTTGCTGACGTGAGCGCCCAACCGGCGCATATCAGTAAGCCGCTGCTTGAACGGATTAAATATTTCGAGGGCCTGGGCAAGCCGAAGGCATATTCCCGCTATCTGCGTGAAACCATCAGACCGTGCCTTGAACGCCTGGAGCGCGTGCGTACCAGCCAGGTTTCTGCCTCGTTCCGTTTTATGGCAAGCCACGACGGGCTGGAGGGCCTGCTGATCCTGCCGGAAATGAACCAGGAGCGGGTCAAGCGGTTATCTACCCTGGTGGCGGCACACATGAGCATGCGTCTGGATGCTGCCTGCGGTGAGCTGTTTACGGATGAAGACGTTACGCCGGAAGAGATCCGCCGGTCATGGGAAAGGGTGGCCGCTGAGGCTATGCGCCTTGATGTTATCCCGCCAGCTTTCGAGCAACTGCGTCGTAAAAAGCACCGCCGTAACCCGGTCCCCTACGAGCTTATTCCGGGCTCGCTTGCCCGTATGCTTTGCGCGGACTGGTGGTATCGCAAGCTGTGGCAGATGCGGTGTGAATGGCGGGAAGAACAGCTGCGCGCTGTCTGCCTGGTTAACAAAAAGGCGTCTCCGTATGTCAGCTATGAAGCCGTGATCCACAAACGCGAACAGCGCCGCAAATCGCTGGAGTTTTTCCGCTCGCATGAGCTGGTTAACTCCGAAGGTGAGACGCTGGATATGGAAGAAGTGGTAAACGCCAGCAGTAGCAATCCGGCGCACCGGCGCAACGAAATGATGGCCTGTGTTAAGGGGCTGGAGCTGATCGCAGAAATGCGTGGTGAATGCGCCGTGTTCTATACCATCACCTGCCCGTCACGCTTTCACGCAACGCTCAATAACGGTAGGCCGAACCCGAAATGGACCAGTGCCTCGGTCCGCCAGAGCAGCGATTACCTGGTGAATATGTTTGCCGCCTTCCGTAAGGCTATGCACAAAGCCGGGCTGCGCTGGTATGGCGTTCGCGTTGCTGAGCCACACCATGACGGCACCGTGCACTG